TCTGACAAGTTCCAGGCGTATGCTTGGCCGAGTGCTCTGACAATAAGAACATTCTCTTCGTTTTGTTCTTGAACTTCCAACTCATACTTGTCTGGTATAAAATACCCACAAACATCTTCCAAAATGTCCAGTGCCTCATCAGGATCAATTGGATCATGCTCACTTCTCTTGAAAGGAGAAAGCATGGATCCGAGTCTTTTTACGATTCTTGTTAAGAGGGAATTTTTTGATTGTTGTTTTCTCATATTTTCACTGTTCTTCTCTAAAATTTTACAGTGAAAAATATGAGTTTATTGGAGGGATTATCTTGAGATTGTGTACCAACTACCGGCAGCGCCAGCAGCAAATGATCCTGATGTTCCACCAATGATCATGAAGTTTGTTCCGTCACAAAACATGACAACAGATCCAGTTGGAGACATTGAAAGTTTTGAACCTTTTGTGTAACCGTCTGTAATTGGATATCCTGAAGCGTCTTGTGAACTTGTTAGTTGATGACCCAATACAGCATTTAGATTTTTAACACTAAACATTGCACCTGGGCAAGCTGCCGCTACTGGCAAAGTTCCTGTTAAAGCTGTTGCAGAGCCAGACAGGGTTACAAGACCCATGTCTCCTGCTGACATTGTAAAGTTAGAAATAAACTTTAGGGTGTCATCTACCTTGTATGGTAAGAATCCTGAGTTTTCTGTGTTTCTTGCTACTTGAAATCCGGCACCTGTTGCAGTGCTTACTGGGCCTTGATCGCCAATTCTTGTTCCGATTGCCATGTGTTATTGATCTTTCCTTAATTGTATAAGTCTATTGTAACTATATTTCTTCATTGAAGAATTCTATATATTAATAACATGACTATAAAACTAACTGAGTGGCTTGTTAAAGAATTTATGATGGTCGGTGATCAGGAACAAAGCATGACAAACGGACCAGACATGACTCATCTTGGCATGGGAGCAGATCACTTGTTTACCAGCTATACACGACATAATCCAGTTAGAGAAAAAATGCTTCAAGGAAATGAAGAAGGATCTGTGAACCGCGACGAATCTATAGAAGATGAACTTACTTTAAGTCCAGAGGAACGCGAACAAAAAAGAGCTCATCATCAAGAAAACACACTAGAATAAATTACTGTCCGTATTTAAGAAGCATATAACACATGGCTTCTTTTCTTGAAACAAAAAATCCAACCAGCTTTGGTTTCTGGGATTCTGATCCATTATTCCAGTGGGATGCAGAGAGAATGATCACTTTTGTTCTTCGCTCTCTTGGTGAAGACGTTCTTGGTGTTGAGCTTCCAAACAAGAAAATCATCTGGAACTTCTTTGAGAGTTCAACCAGAGAGTTTCAAGGACTTATTATTGAATACCAAGCAAAGAGTAATTTGGCTTCTCTTCTTGGTATGCCAACAGGCAGCTTCAACGCAAACAATCCCCTTAGTCCAAACAACATAAATCTTACCAACATGTACGTGAGACAGTCTCTTGACTTCATGGACAGAATGAGTGAAGTATATGCTGGGTATATTGGAGTTGGAGGAATACAGGACAGTTATTCTGGTTCAATTACAATCACTCAAGGTAGACAAGATTACAATATCTATACAGAGCTTGTAAACGATCAAGGAATTCCTTTGTTTAACTTACAGCCAAGTGGTTCCGTTGGAAAGATGCAAATCTATGACGTGTTTCAAGTCAGTCCAATCAACTATCTCTTCTCTGCTCAAGTTACAGCAGGAATGTTAAATTCTGAACTTGTTGGCCTGGGTGCTTCGGCTGCTGCGGGCGCCAGTGGTTACTATCAAGTTCTTCCTGTGTTTGAGGATGTTCTTCGTGGTGGGGAACTTAAAATGTCTCAGAAAGTAAGAAGAAGTCATTATTCTTATAAGATTTCTGGCAAGAACATAAGAATTTTACCAATTCCAACAAACATTGTTCCAGGAGTAAATGACAAGCTTTGGATGAGAATTGGTTACAAACAGACTGCTTTGCCAACTTTGGCAGACACTTTGTTGGTTTCTGGAACAACAAACATAACGCCAGGACATGCTGCTCCTGGAACTTTTGCAGATGACTCAATTTACGGAGCTTCAAATCCCGCGAACATTCCATTTGGAACAATGCAGTATAGCTCTCTAAACCCTTGGGCAAGGAATTGGATTGCACAATATACTCTTGCTTTGTCAAAAGAACTTCTTGGCAGCATTAGAGGAAAGTTTAAAAACATTCCAGCCGGTGATCGTGATGTTACTATGAATGGTGATGACTTGGTTCAACAAGCAAGAGAAGATAAAGAAAAACTCATGACAGGCTTGAAAGAAAAGCTTGAAAGTTTAACTTATGACAAACTTGCCGAGCAAGAAGCAAACAGAGCAGAACAGATGGCAAAAGTTCTTGGGATGGTTCCAATTCCTCCCAAAGGCGTCTTCTTAATGGGGTAATAAACAATGGCTAGGTTATTTGTTTCTCCAAAAGATATTGATTTCATGAATGACGTAGTGAAAGAACTTGTCAAGGACGTTGTAGGACAGAAGATATATTACTATGCCATTTCTGTGATGAAATCTAAGGTTCATGAAGTGTATGGTGAATCACTATCAAAAATATTTGAAAAACCCATCATGCTTGACGTGATCGCTGGACAGCCAGCGTGGGAATCAAAGATGGATATCTTTGGAAAAGAACAAACTGCCACAATAGAAATATTGGTACAAGCAAGAGATCTTATTGACAAACACATCAGTCCGAACGAAGGAGATTATTTTACGTATGGAGATGCGTCATATGAAATTGTTTCTTTTGTTAACTTGAACAACATTTATGGGCAAGAAGAGTATGACTCCGCTTTTAAGTTGATTGGAAAACTTGCTCGTCCAGGTGAATTTAATCCAAAAGACTTTTTCCGTCCGTCAAAAGATGTTGATGGAAACTTGTCAAACAAAGGCGACTTCGTTCAGTCTGAATTTGAGCAACAAAGAGGAAATCCAGAAGATAGCCAGGGAAATGAAACTGGCGATATTCGTCATGTAAGAGAAAGAATGGGAGATGATGTTACACCAAATGTTCTTGGAGAAAAACCGGCAAAGATCAAACCAGATCCAGACAAAGGCTTGACAACAGGATTCTTGTACGATGACTAAATTAAATTCTACTTACAAAAGTAATAACATGTCACTTCTTGAAAACTTCATCTTTGAAAAAATTGGAAAACATTTTGACTTTCAAGCATTTAAAACAATTGAACCCGGATATGCACAACTAAGTTATGCTGATGATACTTTGATGTTTCTTGGACAAGGTTCATCAAGGCTAGCTTGGGCAATGAGTTCAAAGAAAGTTTTAAAATTACCTATTCCTGGCATTTCAGCCGGAAAAGAACAAAATCAAGAAGAGGCAAAAAATGCAAAACTATTTCCAGGACTTGTTACGAAAGTTTTTGCAGCACATCCTGATGGAGATTGGTTAATTGCAGAACTTGTAAGAGAACTAAAATCAGAAGAAGAATTCAAAGAAAAGACAGGCTTTGCATTCAAAATGTTAAAGAATTTTCTTTTGGTTCCAAACCCTTACAAATTTATTGAAACCTTGAACAAACTAAAAAATTCCAATCCAGAATACAAAGCTTTTTTGAACTGGAATCAGTTGATAGAAATTGTTAAGATTCTTAAAACAGAAACAGAAGAATCACCATTTTTAACAGACATGTTAAAGGTTGATCATTGGGGACTGACCCCGGATGGGAATATTGTTTGGCTTGACAGTGGTTTATCAACAGCAGCTTATAATAAAAACTATGATGTTAATACTGGCTATTTAAAACCACAACAATAATGACAAGAGCAAACAAAAAGAAAGAACAAATACTTGAAAACTTGGTTGATCAAGTTTTGAAAGAAGAAATTGCTGAAAACGGTGATTTTGGAGTTCTTAACTTTGTTCGTTCTTATATGAATGCCTCTGTGGAACCAACTACAGAACTACAAGTTACAGGAATTTTAAACAGAACAAACCATCTTCATCAACAGTTCTCTTCTTCAACAACAAGTTTGGATGTTCTTGGAAGCAGATTTAAAGACTTGATTATTGAAAGTGGTTTAAGCACTACTCCTTCTTTTCAAGAGTTAATGGAGCTAACTTCAAAGATAAAAAACAGTGTTTTGCCTGAGTATCAGACATACTCACAACAGTCTTTGGTTACAACTCTAAAAAACAACAAACTTTACACAGAGAACATTACGGTAACAACAACTGCAAGTTTTGTTCTTGGTTTATTTAAAAGTTCTGTTTCTGTTGTTCTAAAGGTTTTATCTGAGGTTGGAAAAACAATTTCAGTTCAACAAAAACAGTACAATGAATCCGTTGAACAACTACAACAGTTGATAAACAAAATTAATTCTGGCGAATCATACAATGAATGGCAACCATCAGATGATGTATCCTTTAAGATTTACACTTTCATGTGGAATGAAGGCGGCTTTCAGCCAACAAAATACTTTTTTTCTGAACAAGAATTCACCAGTGACAAGGACCAAGCGCGCTCTATAACTCTCGGTCTTTTTCACAGACTTGTCATGTGTTGGAGACTGTTTAAAATAATTTGCACTTTACTCTCTGTGGGTTCAGGATACGTTCAGAGCATGGCGAACAATAAAGAATCTGCAAATTCTTTTAAGAAAATCTTAGATTGTTTCAACAAAACCTAGCTCACAGTTGTTCTTATGGTTGTCGTGACCACAAGAACCAACATTCCACAAGAACTCCAAAACAATCAACCAACTGATTTAAAACAAGGCTTTGACACAAGTTTTGATTCAGATAATGTCTATGATCCAACAATAAACAATCAAGGATTGCCTGTTGCATCGTGCGGACTTGAAGATGTTGATGTTGGTGTTTTTAATCTTTTCAAAGACGAACTTGGCTTTAACACAAAACAAATACAAACAAAACAAGGAGATCTTTCCATTACAAAACCTGTTGTTGTATTTGCTGCTGGTGAAAGATTTGCCAACGTAAAAAGATTAAGACCAATTAGAGATAAAAATGGCGCTCTTATTCTTCCTGCCATTTCAATTAGAAGAACAGGACTACAACAAACAGATGAAGATATAAACGGAAGAGGCATCAGTCAAAATGCTGGACCAATCGTTATCAAAAGAAGAATTGATGCACAAGATCCATTCTACCAAACTTGGCTTAACAAACAAAGATTAAAAAACACCAAAAACTCACAAGACAGCAACTCTTCATTGTCTCAAGAAGATAACATTGCAAACAAATACAATGTTGTCTTGGAAGATTCTCTTGGAAACAACATTTTTGAAGTGATTTCTGTTCCTTCTCCACAATTTTACACTGCAAGCTATGAAGTTGTGTTTTGGACAATTCATCATCAACACATGAACTATATGATTGAAACGTTGTTCAACTCTTTTCTTCCACAAAGAAGAGGACTTAAAATTACCACAACAAAAGGTTATTGGTTTTTAGCTGATGTTGGAGAAGAAATAACCAATGATGGAAATGAAGATGACTGGACAGAAGACAAAAGAATTGTCAGATATTCTTTTCCTCTAACAGTTCAGGCATATTTTTTTGCAGCATCAAACCTTCCTGGTCAACCATCGCCATTTACTCGCTATGTTTCTTCTCCAAAAATAGCATTTGATATCGTTTCTTCAAAAGGAAGTGATATTCAAGCAAGAAAAAATTTGAACAGAGTGGTTGATGAGACAGATTCTAAGTTTCTTCTTTCTGAAATACAGACAAACGAATCCGAAGAACAAGTTAGAACAACAGATGAAAACTACGCAGAACTAAAACAAGAAAAAGACAACACAACAGGAAAAACTATAGAAAAATACGTTCCATTTTCATCCAGAGAAACAACAGGAAAATTTGGTGAATCTGTTTATTCAACGCCCAAATTTAACAGTCTTGATTCTTTTGTCTTGTCTCTGAAAGACAAAAGAAATTAGCATTCAGAAATGAGAGCGGCTAATTATGTTTAACTCAAATTTTTTAAAAGGTAGATCAAGATAATGTCACAACAAACAATAAATCAGTCACCAGGATACTACGATCGTGAAATTGACCTTTCTCAAAAGGTTGTAGCTCCAACCGGAACGCCATATGCAATCGTTGGTTCTTCAACAAAAGGCAGAGCTTTCACACCAATGACAGTCGGTTCCTACTCAGACTTGGTAGCACTGTTTGGAGAAGCAAATCAAAAAAACCCATCTTTGTTCGCCGCAAAAGAAGTTTTGCAAAATGGCCGTGCAGTAACTTTCACAAGAGTTCTCGGTGCGGGCGCTTCTCAGAATTCTACCGAAATTGAAGCAACAAGAACAGCGGGAATTGTTAAAAATGCTGGCATTAAGGTTATTGGCTCTGTTGTTGGCAACGGAGATAACCGTCACAAGGGGTATGTTCAATTTCTTGCCGCAAAACACATTGTTTCTAGCTCTGAAGCTGTTGGGTTTCCAATGTTTTCAGACAACAGCAGCTTTGCTCTACCCTCAGATGCGGCGAGACTTGTTAGAGCGGCTTTGTTTACGGCTTACGACAGTCGTTTTATGGTGATGGACACAAACGAAACTTTTGCTCCATCAATTGATGACGCCGCAACAATTGACAACACTCCTGCAAATCCAACATACAGAAACTTCAAGCTTGTTCTGTCAACTTCTGCTGGTTCAACTTTTGCAAAAACTGATGGATTTGCAGGCATTAAAATTTTTACTGCTTCTTTTAATCCAAGTGATAACTCTTACATTGGAAAAATTCTGAATACTGATCCAACAAGATTTGAAGCTGAAAAACACTTGTTGTATCTTGATTTTGCCGTAGATGCTGAGTTGGCATCTGTTGCATCAGGGTCAGGAAACAATGGTTCTGTAATGATTTTGTCTGGATCAGATTTACAAAGCGCCAATTCTGGGCTTATTATTGGAATGAGAGAAGCTTTTGGTCGTTTTGACACAAGATTTACAACAGCCAAAACTCCTTCATTCATTTCACAACCATTTGGTTCAACTGAACATGATTTGTTTTCTGTTGAGGCACTTGACGATGGATTTGCTGGTTCTGGTAAGTTTAAAATTTCAATCGGTTCCCTGAAACTAAGTTCAGATCCAAAAAATCCTTTTGGAACCTTCTCTTTGATTGTTCGTGATATCAACGACACAGATTTTGATCAAAAAATTCTTGAACAGTTCAATGGACTTTCAATCAATCCAGAATCAGAAAACTATATCGCAAAAGTAATAGGAGATAAGAAAGTATTCTATAATTTTGATGTTGAAAATGAAGACGACAAAAGATTGATTCAAGTTGGACAATTTGGAAACAAGTCAAAATTTATTCGTATTTCTGTCTCTGATGCCGTTAAACGCAAAAATGTTCCACCGCAGTCTCTTCCTTTCGGCTTTAGAGGCGTTCCTGTCATCAACACAAATTCCTCTTTGACAGACACGGGAAATGTTGCATTGTCAGCAAGATTGGCCGGTTCTGGTTCGGCATCTGTTGTTTCAAGCAGCATTGTTCCTCCTCTACCTTTTCGTTTTAAAATTACAAGAGGCGCAGTTTCGGATTCTCCAACTTTCTCTGGAGATCCTGGTTCAAGTGAAATTGTTGATCATCGTTTGTTTTGGGGAGTTAAATTTGAAAGAAACACAAATGTAACAAATCCAAACATCGTTTCACTTCCAAATCCAATTGTTGAAGCTTATAGTAAATTTCAGGGAATTGAAAAACTGGATGTTCTTGTTTCTGGTTCTTTCTGTGACCAGTTCAACAACAACAAATTCACACTTGCAAAAATTTCTTTTGATCCAGCTTATTCATCCGTTGGAGATCTGTTGAATGTTTCTTCTGAAACTGTCATGAAGGGCGCAGCATACATTAGAAATGGAACACCAGAATCACAAAATTATACTGTGTTGGATGGCTCATCAACAAGAGTTACTCTGGCTTCGGTTGTTAATTTTAAGAACTACAGCGATACAGATGTAATTTCTCTGTTTAACAAATTTGCAGATTTTACAAAATTTACAACACTAATGTATGGTGGCTGGGATGGTACAAACATCTTTGAAACAAACCAACTAAACGACGTAGCCACAAGTACGGAGTCAAGCGCAACCAGAAATGGCGGTGCTTCAAATTCATATACATCTCCTGGAGCTACTATCAACTATTCTGGTATTTCAAACGCAAATGCTTCGGTTCAGTCTTTCAAGACAGCAGCAGACATTGCAACAGATCCAAGAATCACCAATGCAAATGTTTTCGCCTTCCCAGGAATTCGTGAACCACTCGTTGTTGACTATGTTGCAGATCTTGTGAAAAATAAAAACCAACTGGCCTTCTTTGTTTCAGAGGCGCCAGCATATGATGACAACGCAACAAGAATCTTTGATTCTGAAACAACAACAATTGATGCAGAAAATACAGCATTTACTTTTACTGCAAGAAACATTGACAACGACGCAACTGGCTTTTATTTTCCAAACGTTGTCATGGAAGACTCAAATAGAAAAAGAGTTACACTTCCTGCTTCTGTTCCGGCTTTAACGGCTTTGAGTTATACAGACAAAGTTTCGTATCCGTGGTGGGCACCAGCAGGTTTGAACAGAGCAAGTTTGGACAGTGTAAAACTTACTCAGGTAAGATTAAACCAACCAGATCAAAACTTGTTGAATGAAGCAAGAATCAATCCAATCATCAAGTTGCCAGGAGAAGGTTATGTCATCTTCTCGCAAAGAACTGCAAAACTTGGTAGATCTGCTCTTGAAACTATCAACGTGAAAAGAATGGTTCTTGAAGTTAAATCAATGGTTGTAGCCGCTGCCCAAAACATTGTCTTTGAAAACATTACTCAAGACTTGTACGATCTCTTGAATTCTAACATCAAATCTTTGATGGCTTCAGTTCAAGTAAAACAAGGAATTGAAAGATTCAATGTTGTTTGTGACGGAACCAACAATACCGAAAACGACGTGAACGCAAACAGAATCAACGGAAGAATTGAGTTTAAACCAACTCGTTCTGTTGAATTCATTTTTATTGACTTCTTTGTTACACCTTCTGGTGTGAGCTTCGGAAGTTAAAACTATCTATTAACCAGAGTAGAATAAAAAGATGTCTGAAACAACAAGCCCAAACGTAAGATCAAGAGAAATTGACAACACAGGGCCAACAAGTAACTCACCTGTCGGCGTTCCTGCTGCTGTAATTTCTCCAACACAAAAAGGTCCAGCATTTGTACCAACTACCGTTCCAACTTTCCCTGACTACACCACAGTCTTTGGAAATCCAGTTGAAGGAGCAAAATTTGGAGCTCTTGCCGCAAAAGAATGGTTGTCTACACAACAATCATTTTTGCAATTAAGAGTTTTGGGAGCAGGTCAAGGAACAAGAAGAAATCAAAGCGGAACAAACACTGGACAAGTTGACGGCGCAGGATTTCTTGTTGGCGACCAACAACCACAAGTAACTTTGTCTGGCGCTCTTGGTCACAACACTTTTGCTAAAACTTCTGGAATTCCTTCTTTGTTTGGAAGTCCAGGAAGAACATTCTTCCTGGCTGCTGCAATGACAGAAAATTCAGATTATAGTTCAACATTTTTTTCTGAAGCTGGTCTTGGATCACAGGCGGTTATCACCAGAGGAATTCTGTTTGCTGCTTCTGGTGTTATTTTAACTCTTTCAGCATCAAATGTTGATAGCGGTTTAACTTCAGACAACGTGGCTCAATCTGGGGCTCTCTTTGGTTTTCATTCAGGGAGCGTTAATCTTTCTTCTGGGAAACAGGAGTTTGTTATGTTGCTTAACGGACACAAACAAACTGCAACCTATCCAAGATGTTTAACAGCTTCATTTGACTTGAATGCTGCAAATTATTTTGGAAACGTTTTCAACCGTGATCCACTGAAAATGGAAGAAGCTGGTTACGTTCTTTATTCAAGTTTTGACATTCAACCAAAGCAAGCTTATGTTACTGGATCTAGTTTTGTAAACGCCGTTTCAGGAGCAGCACAACTAGGAAATGGTCTTGAAAACATTGCTTTTTTGCTTACAAGTTCAGTTTCAAGAAACAGTGGATCAACAACTGTACCAAATTTTGAAAATTTTCAAGACAGATTTAGAGCAGCAAGCACTCCATGGATAAAATCACAAAATTTTGGTGGAATTCAGCAAAATCTATTTAAAATTTGGATGTTGGATGACGGTTCAGCCTCAAATACAAAAGCCAAATTTTCAATTGAAAACATTGCCCCATCAACAACCGACACTTATCAATTTGGAACATTTGATGTTGTTGTTAGAGATTTCTATGACAACGACAATGCAAAAGTAATTCTAGAACAGTGGAGAGGATTAAATCTTGATCCAAATTCATCAAACTACATTGGAAAAATAATTGGTGACAATCACACTTATTTTAACTTTGACACTTCTGAAGGCAAGCAACGTCTTGTAACAACTGGAGAATATTCCAACAATTCAAACTTTATTCGTGTTGAAATTTCTGACTTGGTAAAAAACGAAGAGATGAATCCAACTGCACTTCCAGTTGCTTTTGGTGGTCATCAACACTTGGTTACTTCTGGTACTGCTGTGTTTCCTGCCCTGGTTGACACAAACTATCTTCAAGGTTCAAACCCAACACAGAAGATAATTCAGCCACCAGTTCCATTTAGAAAAAACTTAACCAAAGGTGGACGCACTTCGGTCAGAGCAGATAGAAATTTGTACTGGGGTGTGCAGTTTGAAACTGTTGTTGATCCAAGAACGCCCAACAACTCTTTGATCTTCAATGATTCAATTGAATCATTCAACAAGTATTATCCAAACTTTCAAACAACTTGGATGAATGTTGTTGTGAGAGACAATGAAGGAACTGCTTCAACTCCTGAAAATGGTGTGCTGGATGCATCTTTGTTCTGCAACAACGCATTCTCTCTTGAAAAAGTACAGGTTATCTACAACTCAAACACCTCTCTTCCAGATGTAACTCAACTTGAAAATTGGACATATGTGAGAACTGGTTCAATTCCAACAAACACATCTGATCTAACAAGAGCATTAAGAGTTTCAGATCTTACAGAACCATCAGTAAGAAACGTGGCAAAGTTTACTTTGTTTGCAGAAGGTGGCTTTGATGGAGTTCGTGTGTTTGATGAAGATTGCACAACTTTTTCCAATGCTGCCGTCACTCAAGAGATGGAATACGCAAACAGAGGATTGACAAACGGACCAACTGTCAAAAGTTACACAAAAGCTCTTGACATTCTAAGCGACATTTCAGAAACCTCAATTCAACTTCTGGCAATGCCTGATATTCGTGTTCCATATCTTACAGACTTGGCTACAAACATGGTAGAAAATCGTTTTGATGCTTTGTTTGTCATGGACATTGAACAGAGAGACTACATCAACTCAAAAGTTACAACAGACTCTCAACAGATCAGCGTCAAAAACACAGTTTCAGGATTTAGAAATCGCGGCCTTAACTCAAGTTATGCAGCAGCTTACTTTCCAGACGTTATTTTGAGAGATACTGTCAACAGAAGTTTGGTTCAAGTTCCTCCATCTGTTGCTGTTCTTGGTGCATTTGGAAAGAACGATGCCCTGGCTCACCCATGGTACGCTCCAGCAGGTTTCTCAAGAGGTGCTCTTGGAACTACAGACAGTGTGGCTGTTCAGTTGAATCAAGAAAATCTTGACTCGTTGTACAGTGTATCAATCAATTCTCTAACAACTTTCCCTGGTCGTGGTCCTGTGGTTTGGGGACAGAAAACACTTCTTGCAAAATCATCAGCATTTGATAGAATTAACGTTCGTCGTCTCTTGATTGAATTGAGAAGAAGAGTTAGAAAAGTTGCGCTCAGAGTTTTGTTTCAACAAAACAGAGAAGCAACTCTTCAACAATTCAAGGATTTGGTAACTCCAATTCTTCGTGAAATCAAGACTCAAAAAGGCGTGGATAACTTTCAGGTTGATATTGACACAACGACAACCACAGAAGCAGATATCCAAAACAAGACAATTAGAGGCAAAATTTGGGTTGCACCAACCAAGACTCTAGAATTCGTATCTCTTGACTTCGTTTTGAACAACAACGTAGGAGCTCAAGTAGGTTAATCAAATAATTAACTCTACAGAAAGATTGAAACATGACAAAGACAATTAAAGTTACAAAGAAACAATTTCAGAAGATAGTAAAAGAAGCTTCTGAAAAGAAAAACAACAGCAGCAAGGGCACCATCAAGATTACGAGTAAAGAACTTAAAGAAAAAGTTCGTAGTATTGTTGAGTCAAAACTTCAAGAAATGAATAAAATTTCTAGAGTTCCTGCCAAAGCAGCAATTTGTGAAGACTTGGGATATTCAAAGTCACAAAAACAAGAACAAACTGTCGTAACAGAATCAGCAACACCTTCTGTACAACTAACTGACAGACAAGAACTTGCAGTTAAGTTTGCAAAAGTCCTTACCGAAAAGAAAGATGTTTCTGTGAAAGATCTTGAAAAATACAAGTCTGTTGCAGAACTAACAGAAGCAGACTTTCAAAAAACAGAAGAACTTCTTAAAGAATGGTATTCATCAAAAGATGATTCAATTCTTGAAGTTGCCAAAGAAACCCTAGCTCAAAAATAATCTTTCCTTTCTTTCTAATCCCTAACAAACTTAAATTATTGATTTAGTTCTTGTACAAAGATTGTTTTATTTGTACAAGAACTAAAAACAAGAAATATCTATCAAAAAGAGTTAAAACAATATGGCAAGAACCTTACCCGTAGAAGACATGAATCCTGTTAAGTTCCAACCAAAAGCCAAAAGACAGTATGTCTTGGCAATTGAAGGAATTGACAGTTTTCTTGTTAAGTCAGCAGCAAGACCACAAGTAACCACAGAAGAAGTTGCAATCAACTGGATTAACACAACAAGATACGTGGCAGGGAAAACAACTTTTGGAACAATGGCAGTAACACTCCACGATCCAATCTCACCTTCAGGAAGTCAACAGGTTATGGAATGGTTGAGACTTTGTTATGAATCTGTTTCTGGACGTGCTGGTTATGCGGACTTCTACAAGAGAGACGTACAGATTAGAGTTCTAGATCCAGTTGGAACTCAGGTGGAACTTTGGGACATTAAAGGCGCTTTCGTAACAGAAGCAAATTTTGGTGATCTTACAAGTGAAGGTTCAGACATGATTGAAATTTCACTAACAATTCGCTTTGATAACTTCGTTCTACAATACTAATAGGTTTATTACAATGAAAATTAATATACTTTTAGAAAAATTTGTTGACAGTGCACTGCTTGATTTTGGAATGGATGAACCAGAAACAAATGATCCAGCAGATGCTCAGGAACTTTCTTACTTTCAAGGTTCAGATCAAAATGATAACGAAGTAGACGAAGGCGAACTTGGAAACCAAATAAGAAAAGTTGCTGATTATATTGGAACAGATTACACAAATTTGAATAGAACCAAAGAAGAAATACTTTCAGGCAATAAAGATACAATTATCAAAGCCTTGAAAGATGGAGTTGTTCCTAGTGACGTTGCTTTCTATATCTCTCACCTAACTCCAGGAGTTTTTAGAGAGTTCGTCAATCAGGAACCGGGCGAAGGATTCCACTCAACTCGTGACTAACAACTAATTTAGTCTTCCCAGATTAAATTGCACTTTATCCAAAATCTCTCATCTACACTTTCCCCAACCACGACCCAAAAGTAAACTGCACTTTCTTTAAAGTACAGGTTGACTTTTCTCCCAACGTGATGCACTCTGTTCAACAGAACTCGGTTTTGTCTCTCTATTTTATCTTTAAGAAAAGAAATCAAGATGAACATAGAAAAGTTTGACGATAAAAGCAAAGTTTCAATTTGGGTGTCCGACAACAAAATTAACTTAGCAATCAACGGCAAATTAGTAATGAAAGGAAAAGAAGATTTTGTTATGGTTACTTCCATTGAAGAACTTCTAACTTTTATTAAGAGACAGATAAACGAATAAGGAACAGGAGATGATATAACGAAAACGTATGGAAAAAGAACAACTAAGAAACGTATTAAAAGCAGCTAAATCGGGTGATTCTCTTGAGTTGAATTGTGTTTCTGTGGCTGGTGCTGCTTCCGGTACTTACAAGGTTCTAGAAGTTGTTACTGGTCGTGGCAAAAATGGAATGTGTTTGGTTGCAACGCTTCAAAACGTTGAAAACAACAATCAAATGAAACTTTCCACAAAAGATAACAAGAGTATTTGTAGCATAAAACTAAACGGAGATTTTTTTGGGTCTTTGAGCGAAATAGAAAACTCGTCTGCGCCAGCAGCGCAGAACATGGACATGCATTTAAAAATCAAAGAAATGTTCTCTAAAACCAATCCTCCAAAAAAAGTTTCAATTGATTCAAAAAATAAAGAATTTGTTGGTGTGTTTGAAGTTGTCTCTCACGTGAAGAAAGCCGGAAGATGGGGACAGGTTATTCTTTCTTTAAAAAATCCCACAACAAATAAAGTTTTTGAAGTGTGGAGTTACAAACACTCTGGTCTGTTTACTTCTTTTAACGAATCAGTCTAGTAGAAACCACAACAACCTACATACATACAAATAATATGATGTTAATCTTCAACATGTTGTTTGTTTTGTTCTGTTTCGTGGCATTGGTTTTTAGTTACAAAATGTTTGTAAACAGATGGCAAATAGACGCACGAAAAGGTTTTGTCCTTGCTTTGTTTATTAATATTGCTGTGATGATTTTTGGATTTTTGTCTTTAAAAGAAGTGGGTGGTTTTAAAAGTTATCTTGGACCATTCACACAGGCAATGAATCTTGTAACTTTTATTGCGTTTGGTCAAAAAAGTTTAGCAGGCGTATTTTCAACATCTTCTAGCGTTTCAAATTCCTGACAGGGTTTCCTTCAGGAATTTTTTCATTTCTACAGTCGCGGCAACAGACTCCCCAACATTTATCTTTAATTTTCCAAGTTTACGCAAAGCCTGTGTTAAACATTCATGAACAGCTTCTCTGACCTCCATGTCATCAAAACCATGTTGAATATCTTTGTGTGCAGAAGCAAATCTTCTCTCAGTATTTCCAACAATTGCACATGATATTTTAACTTTATAATTTTCTTGTGGAACAATTACTGTTCTTAAAGTTACTGTGTATTCTGGCTTTCTAAGAACAAAATCAAAATAGCATTCTTCTCCAGACACAATCTTGGCTCTGTCTGTTCTTGCCGAAGATGAAAACCATTCATTTCCAAGATGACTGTCAGTTAAAACATCATGTACATTGTGTTTGATCAAAGCGTAGATTGCCAGTGGAGACATATTGCTGTCTGGTTGAAAAATTGAAGTTGGACGCATTTGTTGCTATTTCCTTTAAGGATAATTATTATCCAAAAAGTATATTCTTGCCGAATGATGAAGCG